TGATGATGTTGTTTTTGTATTTTGTACCCATAATTCGAGTATTTGTGGCAAGATCTCATAAATGCTGAACATATCAAACGTATCAAGCCATTCATCAGGAGTTTTTTCTTTCATTTCGGGATTAGCTTGATATGCCATGACATAAGCCGTATCTTCAAAGATTTGTAAATCTAAAATATCAAAGTTTGCTATCTCGTTCTTGTTTTTATCGGAATATGCTTTTTGAAGCTTATTCATATCAACGATCATATCTCTTCCAACAAGTGAACGATACAATCTCGGTGTTCGTGCGGTTGCCCTAAAATTGACATCTTTATCGTCAATCTTGATAATTTTATCCATACTTTACCCTTTCATTCAGATCCATTTGCGGATATTCTTCACAAGCTCATCATCACATTTTTCAGCAACTGGAGCTATATGAGGAAATGCCCGAGTCCTGCCCCCTCCACGCAAAGCATGACCCTTTTCCAATAAGTGAGTCAGCCGATATTCTGTCGCGTTATGAATAGTTGCCTTTTTGTGGTATCTCTTGTCGGTCTTTGTTTGCATGACTTTCCAGCCTTTATTGTAGGACTTATCCCATGACCCGTATTGACCACTTCCGGCAGGATGAGCAGAGCGCAACTCATTCACGGCTTCTTTTGCCGTTTCGGTCACGCCCTTCTCACACGCTTCTTCGGTTACACCTTGAAACGCCTCCAGTTCATCCATTATTGCTTTTGTCAGATTATCGACTGTCACTTTATTATCCATAATACTTACGTTGTTGCTGATGTAGGAATGTAAGGAGCCGTATGCCATGACGCAATGACTGTTGCATCAGTGTTTGCCGTTGTCATAGCCATAACTCTGCCGTTTGTAAGCGGAGCAAAAGATACATCAAGCTGCTGCGTTGAAGGCTCTTTACTTTCCGTTGTGGTTGACTTATCAAGAGAAGGTCTTGTTGCCGTTCCGTTATAGAGAACGAACTTCGTGCCTGTCTGATCGCCATCCTCTTCAAAGGTCATAGCAAAGTGTGTAGGCTCTGCCATTTCTTCAACAAGAACATTTTTCGTATCTTCCAGATATCCAAGTATCTTCTTCCTGAACTCATCGGGAATAACCGCAACTGTCAGGCTTCCTGCATATCCGTTGTTTGCAACCGATGTATAATACTTGATGTTGTCCGCATAAAAATCACTTGTGTCTCCCTGCTTATCAAGCGAAAGCTGTGTCGTGCCGGGAATGTTTATGACATTTCCATATGTCGGCACACCCTGATCGCTCATTGCGGTAATAGGGAAAACATGGACATTCTTTATACCAAACTTTACTTTGTCTGCCATTGTTTTTTACCTCTCATGTTGTAGTTGTAGGCTGATAAATCTGCTGAATATTAAATGAATAAATCACCTCATACATTGACTGGTCATCTATATATTCATCAGACTTCTGCCAAGCTATGCCCAGATCGTTCAAACAAGCCTCAATCAAAGACTCGCTCTTCTGATCCTTGTACTGTGTATATAATTCAACGTCTACCCCGTATATGACGACATAAACCTCGTTATCAGCAAATAAATTATCAGTGCTGGTATCGAGATAACATATAAAAGGCAGCTCTGGAGCCGCTCCCACCGGGAATGCTCTATATGCCACCTTTTTATCAAAGCCGCTTATACTAGATAACGCACTTTTTAAATCTGCCAACGTCATGCGCCTGTTCTCCTTGCTCCGTAAAGCTCCATCCGGCTATCATCATTTAAGTATGTTCGGTATATACGATACCTGACCCCTTTATATTCGACATCCTCTTCGTTCTCATACTCTGTCACATGAACATCAAACACTTTTGAAGGCGTAAGCCCTTCAATCGGTCTTGCGCTCTCTGTCTGTGATACGTCTCGGATATATGCGAATACGTTTCTCTCTGTTTCTGTCGGTATCTGCTGCCCGATATCATCTTCTGTATATGTCTTGCCGATTAGTTTGATTTTATGCGCCCTATTCATTGCCAGCACTCCAAACGGTATAACCTGTACTCATGCCAAGTTGAGCCTTTTGCTCGTCATATGACTTCTTATATGCCCCCGATCTGTCAAGCGATCCGTGCATCAGTTCAAACTGATATGCGCAATATGTTATGATTGCCTGTATTACAATCGCGTCATTTGTATCTGTTGATACTGTCAGGCCTTCCACGCCAGCAATACCCAGATCCCGAGCGGCTGCTTCAATCAATGTGGTCAGTTCTGTATCAAAGTCATCTTCTGATATCAATAATGCAAGTTTAACTCTATCCAGCATGGTCATACCTCTATAATGCTCTTCCTGAATATATCCCGGTATTCCGGGTATATAACCATATGCCCTAAATGCCCCAGCTTCACCGAAGGCTCTGCCCATATCTCATGCCCCAGATCTTGAGCTCTTTTACAGAATGATAAATCTTCTCCGAAGTCTCTATCAGGGAAAAAAGCCGTGCCGTGATGCTTCCATACATCCTTGATGATATCCACTGTCATCAGCACACAAGCCATCCCGCATCCAGCGATCTTGAACGTGTCCGAAGGGTATTCACCATCACATCTTTTGATTGCCGGATATAATTCTGTAAAAATGCAGCTTAAATACGGCTCTCTGCGTGCGTGAGCTATGCCTGTGACAAACTCCTTGCCTGTATCATAGAGATCATCGAAAAGGTCATCATTAAATACCATGTCCGAGTCAAGCCATAATACATGGGTATAGTCTTTTGACATTGCTTTGAGCGCAAGTTTATCGCGCCCCACATAAACAAGAGTACCGCCCTGAAAGGCTATATCATAATCAATACCATCAGCATCAAGCCTTTTTATCAGTCCTGTAAGGCTCTCCACGAATTGAAATGGCATCTGGTCATTTGTAGGAATTGCAATCAATAACTTCATTTTTTCTTTGCGACAGGCTTCTTGACTGCTGCCGTCTTTTTCTTTTCAGGCGTTTCTGCTTTGGGAAGGTTATCTTCAGGCGTTTCAATCGTAGCTTTGACCGCATCCACTACAACCGCGCCATCTGTTGACACAAGGAAGTGACACTCTGCCGGAGAGACTTCAATAGTCTCCCCAGCTTTGTGTAATATTCTTGCGTCTCTTAAAAGCTTGACCTTCATTATGCGCTCTTCTTAATTACGCAGAACATTCCGCACGCGGTCAGTGCATGAGCTGCATACTGTCTGCCAACGATCTTAACAAGATCTGCTTCAGCTTCCGAAAGATCATCATACTTAATAGCTACGCCATCACCTTCAGGATAGTTGACCTGAACGCCCTTGAGATCTCCAACGATTGCATATACCTGATTAGTAGATGCAGCCGAATAAGCAGGAAGTGCGGAACTGAACAAAACGCGAAGTCCATTGAAAGGATCAAAGCTGAAGTTTCCGCCAGCCTGTGCACCGATGAATGAAGCATATGTGAGCTTATTCATGATGATAACAGGGTCAACCGCTTCATCTGAAAGGTTAGCGAATGCCGTTGCAACAGTTGTAAGAGCAGGGTTCTGTGTTATAGCTGCTACAGATGCTGCGGAAGATGTTGCGCTTGTCGGAGCACCGGCAATGTCAGCAATAACAAGAGCCGTGAGCTTCTTAACGATCTGATATGTAAGCTCATCATAGATGTAGCGAACGAGTGTCTCTCCACCCATTGCTATAGCTTCATCAGATACCCTGATCCACTTCTTGATGTTCTTCGGGATCATTGTAACGATACCGAGTGTCAGGCTCTCTTCTGTAGGAGCTGCCGTTCCTTCGGTATGAACATATGCAAGATCTGCCGAAAGCTCAAAAGCAACTTTAAGATTTCCCCTGATGGAAGTTCTGCGAACTCTGGAAAGAATATCACTGTTTTCCCATGCCGTTCTAATAATCTCATCAACGATAACAGGAACAGGAACTGATCCCGATACGTTCTCGGTCAGAAGGCTTCTCACTTCTGCATCATTCTCTGAAATAAGATAACGAGCGAACGCATCAACATACTCTTTTGATGCTCTGATCTCTTCATTTGTTTTCATCTCTCTTTTCTCCTCTACAATTTTCTCTACAACAACAGGAGCCTTTATATCAGCAACTGTCTTGCGTATTTCAACTTTTTTTGCCTCTTCGGCTGCTCTGGTCTCAAGCTCTTCCTTGATAGAACGAACTTCTGCTTCAAGTGCATCCAGATCTGCACCTTCATTGTCAAGCTCACCAGCGATCGCATTCTTGCGCTCTTCAAGCTGCTCGATTGTCATGTCTTTAAGTTCCATAATTTCTCTCCCTTAAATCTGTGATAAAATACGGATTTTCTGTTTCTTGAGCTCAATCGCTCTGACTTCGGCTTTTACACTATCCAGTGATGATTTTGCATTATCCAATGCGCAATCAAGCCCCCTCGCGCTGATTGATGTCTGCTCATATGCCGGGAATGTAACCGCACTGACTTCCATAACCTTGCCGATTTTCGTAATAGTACGCATCGGATGGTCAGATTCGATATCATCCCATTTATCTCCATCAACTGTGAACATGAAGCTCATTCCGTCAATGTCTCCACGTTCTACGGCTGAATAAAGATTCTTTGCTTCAGTATTGTTCTCAACATCAAGATCAACCCTGATCGCCATGCCTTCATCGTCAACTGACATCTGCATGGTCGAGTTCGCATTATTGTTCCTACTCCTTGCAAGCGGGATCATGTCTGTATTGTGGTTCACTAAAAAACGCACATCACGGAGGTCTGTGTCCATGAGTGCGCCCTTTTCAATTATTTCGTCATACCAGCCGAGATCCGTTCTCGCATCGTACACGATCGGTCTGCCTGTCAGGATGTTTCCATGTTCTTCATCCTGTTCGGCTCTGACTTCAAAAGTAAATGCTCTTAATTCAACTTTGTCCATCATCATTTATCCTCTCCTCGTTTATCTTCTCATCTGCGTTCCAATACTCTCCGCGTATTATTCTGGCATCACCGCCATCGACAGGCGTGAGGTTCCATATTTCGCGGATGTCGTTTATACTCATTACACCTCTATCAAGAAGCTGACTTGATACATCAAGCTTGTCCTTGTTTGACATATACTGGAGCCTGTTTGCCGTTAGCATGACAATATTGCCCTGCGACTGTTCCCGGAATGTAAAGAGCATTCTTGTCATCACTTCGGAGAACTGAACCGCAAACGGCTCTATCGCGCCTTCATAGAATGCAGACCACGCATCACCATAGGCTTTGTTCATCAATATATCTTCATTTACCATGAAATATTGATATACGTTCTTTTCTATCAGCTTCATTTCGTCAGCCGCTACAGTGTACGGAGCTGACTTGACCTGATTGATGTTTGAATATGTATTCGGGAATAAAAGCAATCCGCCGCCTTCGGCTTCCTTGCTGAAGTTCTCTTCCGTGAACCGCTTCCGCTCATTTGCCAGATCATCAGCCTTGCTGAAGTTATTGACCTGTGCATAAAATCTATATGTAGCCGATGACTTCACCGCTTCTTGTATTCCCTGATTTTGAATATGTATCAAGTCCATTGTCGGATATAATGCGTGATTATTTTCACCCATCAGATCATTCCGGTACTGGAACTTTGTCATAATTCCACAATATTCAAGCTCTATGGCGGCACGTTCTCCCCAGCGGAACTCATACCGCAGATATGGAGTGTCTCCATACTGGATAACTTCCGTGTTTGACGGCAGCGGGCAGAAAATACCGCTGATCTCTCCATATCGGTCATAAATCGGTATAATAAAAGCCGTATTATGCACATCCAGAACAGTTGACAACCGATAAAGGAACTGTGACCACGTTTGATACTGATTCGGACCTTTTTGAAGT